CAATGCCGTATTTTGAGTAATCTGCCGGAGTAATTGGTGTGAGTGCCTGGGCAGCGCGATCAGCCTGATTAGCGGTTGTGCTACCAATAAGTGCCCAGCCTTTCGCAGGGTCAGCATGAAATAGGGCAAGCGCCCCTGCCCGAAGTGGTTCAGGGACATTCTGCAAAGCAGCCATGAAGTTAGGGGCTTGTATATTCGCTTGCTGCTGTAGGTTCGCAGTCTGCGTTATTCCTGGCATCAGGGAACTATACATTGCCTGTGATGCTTGCCCTCCGGCCGCCAACGGCGCGACCATCTGCATCTGTTGCTGCGGAGTTGTCGTTGTCGGCTGAATATTGGTCTGTCCGGTAATTGGGAAACTTGGTCCCGCACCAGGTATGCCACTTGTATCCACTGTGCCAGTTGATGGCTGCTGCGAACCCGCAGGCATCGTGTAAAGATTCTGAATGGCCTTAGTCGCGTTCGCCAGATCAGCCTGCTTCGCCGCTGCCTGAGACTGAGCAGCCTGTCCAGCCTCATAGGTGCCACCAAAGCTATTGAGCGCCTTGGCCAGTACGGACAACCCCGAGATAGGCGCGGTAATGCCCCCCGCACTTTGGGCCTGAATAGGCTCATTACCCATCTGCTGTAATGCTTGGGCAAGTTGCTGCTGGCGCTGGGCTTGCGCCATTTGGGTTACGTAATCGTCTGGGGCGGTGAGACTAATACCGGGGTTGCTCATCAAATTACCACGTTGAGATCGGGTTGGCGCTTAAAAGACCACCACCAAGCGTCCCAAGCCCTCCAAATAGTCCGCCAAGCCCCTGCATCTGAGAATTATAGAGAGCGGTATTGTAATTGCCCTGATTGGTTGCGGCCTGCGCTATCGGTGGTGCTCCGATATTTCCGCCACCCGTATATTGCTGGAATTGTGGGCTTTGAATTTGCGAGCCGCTCATTAGCGCCGTGATTTCATTCAAGGGCTGGTTATAGAGGCCAAGTTGCTGGGATAGGGCTTGTTGAGCAGCCGTATTGCCAAACTCACCAGCCTGTAAGTTCTGGCCAAAGTTCTGGGAGAGCGCGGAATTATAAAGCCCGGCATTCCCCATGGCCTGAGAATAACCTTGCTGGTTAGCTGCCTGCTGTGCGTTGACGCCAGAGAGTGCCGCTTGATCTTCCAACGAGCCTGTATTCACGCCTTGGGCGCGCATGGCATTGTTATATGCTTCCGAACCTATCGGGATGCCCTGGTTCTGAAGCTGCTGAGTCAATGCCTGATTGGACTGCTGAATCTGCGGCTGCAACAAATTCATTTGCGCCTGATAGGCTGTCGTACCGGCATTTATGTCCGGTTGGGCGTAACTGCCAGTATTAATTCCACTCTGAGCAGATGGCCCCGTTGGAACCGATGTCTGTATTCCGGGACCGTTATACTGGAAGGGCTGGCCCATGATGTTCTGGGCGGTATTAAGCCCCTGCTGCGCTAGCTGGCTCTCGCCAAGCTGGACTTGCTGCTGGTTCTGTAAATCCTGCTGGCCAGCCGGGGTTAGGGACTGGTCTATTGTCGGGATCATATTCCCGTTGGCATCCGTAGAATAACTGACGGTCTGCGTCCCATAAGGGCTATTGATGTTCGGGTTATTCAGCGCCGCTTGGGTCTGAGCCGTGGTGACATTGGCTTGGCCCTGCGCTGTTGCAGCGGCAGCATAATCCGGGGGTGCGGGGGCTGACGGTTTTCCTATGACACGTACTCCTTGCCTAGAAAGCGGCAATCCGCCTTTGTAAGCGTGTAAATAATCAAATCACCATCTAGGGTCGCGTCGGTAATCCGCGCTTCCTCAGTGAAGCCAAGGTGTTTTACAAAGGCGTTGCTTTTCACGTTCTCGCTACTCACCGGAAGAATGACCTTGTTGACGCCGCATTTTTGATAAGCATACCGAAATATGGCCCCGATATATGAGCGGGTAAGCAACCCTTTGACGGCCATATGCGCCACAAGGCTTCGCTTGTTGCAATTCTCGTACATGACGCCAGCGACAAGTCGGCCATCTCTTTCGAGGCCAATTGCGGTTGCTGTATCAGGACTAAATGACCCATTCATCTGCTCTGCTATCCACTGGCCCACCACGGGGCCAGAAACTATCCTATTCAAATCCCGGCCCATCCGGGCATAAACACAATATCGGTTGACGCCCACTGTATCTGCACCCCAGCGCTTTTCGTGCAGAAGCGGATAGCACCGCAATACCCATTAGCAGGCGTACCTTGCCAGCCATTATTCAGTGTCAAGCCAGCCCCCCACTTACTCACATCCCATAAGGCACTGTCCCACTCCGCAACGGTAGGCTGGGTGTAGGACACAGCGTTATTAGTGGCCGTGAGGTCATAGTCGGTATTCATCGTCATGTAGATGTTTGGCTGGCCATTCGTGTAGATCGTAGGGCGCCCGCGCGTGAACTGTTTGAATGTCCCGCGCTGCCCAAAATAGTTGAATGCCTGTACAACAACCCCAGGGATTTCCACGCCATTGTCGGAATAGGTCCCGTCCCATGCCTGCAAGACAGTCCCGTTACCAGCCCCAAAATATAGGTTGTTATTGAACAACTCGAATACGTTGGCATTCCAGTTGGTGAAATTGCACCATGATTTTGTGATGGTGTTCATCACATATTGCTGAGAAGTTCCTGCACCATTAACGCCAGGAACATTCAAGATGATGGCATTATTGACTGGGTAGTAAATTATCTGCCAGCCGGTCGAAGTCGGCCCGGTGCTATAGGCTGTGGTGGCGTATGTAATCGCGCCCTGTATCTTGTCAGATAGGTTTACGCGGGGGTCAAGACGCGATGACTGTAGCGCCTGCGCTAGTGGCGCAAGCCCGTCATAGGAGAGGATCAGTATGTCGCCACCGTATTTGATGAGGCAGCGATGCCCTATGGGCGCTCCGAGTTGCCAGACGCCAATAAGGCTCCATGTCGTGCTGCTGGCTGGGTCCGTACCGGCATAGACAATGACCTCCCCATTACTGGTGATAAACACAAGGTTGTCATCGACACCATAACCGGCATCAATCGTCCATGTCCCCATGTCCACGATATAGCCGCCCTGGCGAGCTACGGCGGTCAGGTCAAACTCAGAAGCGGCACCGGCAATACTATCTGTCGGAAGATACCAGGCCGTCAGTGTACTTTTCTGGCAGAACCAGAGACGGCCCTTGAATAATACGATATTGTCTAGTGTGCTGCTGGTAACCCCAGTAATGGATGGGGTGGACCATGTTGAACCGTTATAGCTTCGGACGCTATCTAGCCCATTGCACATAAGCAGGAAGCCGCCACCAGCCGTAGTGATGTTGGCATATTCCCAATAGTTATTGGCAAGCCCTGTCACCACGGCAGAACCAACCGCACCGGGACTACTGATGTCAAAAACACTGTTATTGCCGTCAATGGCAAAAAACTTGGAAGCCGATCCTCCGCTATATGTCAAAAGTGTATTGACGTTGCCGCTCATGCCGGTAGCGTAATTTGTAGAACCTCCACGCAATTCCACATTCGATGTGGTAGGAAAGATGTTCTGCATGATAACCGCGTCCATCGGGTCCATGCTTGAGAGAGCATCACGCGCATTCCAGCCGCCCAAGGGAGCGGGTACGCTGTCCACCGTGACAACAGAACCTTGAGGCTGGAAGGGCTGATACATCATGATCCTGCTGGCCCGTACCCGGAATCAGGGATGTTGTCGTATCCTATAAGGATGCTGCCGGGCCGTGGGGCAAAGGATAGGTTCGCCCCGGACGTATTCTGGGCAATATCCGTCTCAAGCTCAGTGATGTAGTCCCGATAAATATTCTGTGTCGGCAAGCCCTTGGCAGAGAAGTATTTGAACTTGCACATATTCACCAAGAGCCTGTCGGGGTATATCGCCGTATCCGTATCGGCCAGGAATGATGTCTGGACGGCCCCGGCAGCCGAATAAGCCCAGCCGTTGCTGCGATACTCAAAGCCTAGAAACTCGTTATTCGAGAAGCCGGGCCAAATCTGGAAATATGAACCGAATAACCGCCAGCGAATGCGTGGCCCGGTCGAAATATAGCCGCTCAATAACCATTCCCATTGCTGGGCGCTTTCCGGTCCTAGCATCTCCCAATGCTTGCTCTTATCCCATTGGGTGCGCGGAACGATGCTGTCGTAATCGGACGGATAGTTGTACTGCACTTGCTGGAAATAAATGGTCGCGTTCGTGCCTGCCGTGGTGGGGTAATTGGTTAGTGTTACCTGCGTCGAGCTATCCACAGAGGCAATGAATGTACCATTTGGGAACGGGCTTGATCCCAGCATGAACTGCGTCGAAAGCCCTGCCGTGGACGGGATATTGGTGACAGTCCGCGATCCGGTCGAATAGGTCCCGGTTGTGGTCACGTAGTTCGTGAACCATGTATAAGGCTTGGTAAGCTGGGTCCAATCGGCTTTCCGCAGCAACTCATATCCACACGCATTCATCAGCGCGTAGATTTGCACGACATCGGCGGCGGGGTTACCCACCACATAGGTAGGCGTGACTAACCCAAGTTCATTCGTTACCTGCGTGACCAGTTGCAGGAGCGTGCTGGACATCAGCTAAGACTTTCTTCGGCCAGCCACCCGGAGGGCAGCCGCGCCGCTTTGGGGGCTGTGTTGCAGCCGGTTTATCCGCACTCATAAGATGGCTGATCTGAGCCTGCATCTTGGCAAACGCCGCGTCGCGCTCGATGGCTTCCTTCTGAAGCCGCTCAATTTCAGCCCGATTGGTGGCGAGTTCATTATTCAGGAAAGCGCCATTCTTGCCCTTGAGGTAAGCTTGCGCTTTGGCCCGTAAGCCAGCCCCACCCATCCCGATACGCTGGATGGCTAGATCAGAAGCATTGGCAAGCTGTTCGACAGTCTGGAACTTGAAAATCTGCAACTCGGCAAGCTGGTCCGGGTTTAGATCATCGGGGCGTTCTTTCATCCAAGCGTCAAGGCGCGTCCCGGACATGGTTGTGTCGCCATTCTTGTCCATCTGGTAGCGCAGCCAATGATGGGCAAAACGCTTCTTATAACTCCCATTATTGATGGACGCATCCTTATCAATCACCAGCGTTTGATTGCCGGGGATAATGATTTCGATGAAGTCCTTGCCCTTGTCCGGACCATACTCCTTCTCATAGAACTTCACGAGAAGGTGTCTATCGCCGTCCTGTACATCACTGTCTAAAGCCATGAAGTCTCCTTATGCGGATTTATTTACCATCCAAGCGTTATCTGCGTAGGCGATGAAAACAGCAACACCGTTATTGGCAAGAGCGTAGGAAGTTGTGTTGTTGATCGTGACGCCTGACGTTTCGTGCGGGTAGAATGTGATGGTCTGCCCGCTAAGATTTATAAACCCCTGCTGTGCACCTTCTTCGCATGTCACCAGCTTGATGCCAGTAGATGCGCTTGAGGTCCCGATGCTGTTCCATGAATTTGTCGATTGAAGCGCGGTGGCCTGATTGGTGCCAACGGCGACAATCTGAGTGCGAGAGCCACCACCAGTAATTGTCGCAGCACTATTGGGAGAATTTCCGGCTGCCATAATGTGAGAACGAAAAGGCATGATTTAGTCCTTTCTATGCCGCCTGAGAGAGATGGTCTTTTCGCATCTCATCCACCACGGCCATGATTAGTCCGTCCCCATCGACTGTAACGGTGCATCCAAGATCAATGAGGTTGTTGCAGAGATTGGGGAATAATTGCGCCTGCTTGGCGAGCGTAAGCGTCGTCTTGAACCGCTTTCCGCCCATCGTTGCCGTCACTTCCTGCGGAACATCGAAAGCCGTTCCGTAAATTGGGTTAGGAAACGCATGGTCGCCGTCAGGCGTGGAAGATGAGTCATAGCCGTAAAGATGTAAATTGCGATATCCGAGAGAATAGGCGAGACACATAGAGCATAACCCTACCGTGACACCACCGCCGATCTGGGCGAAGCCGTCAGGATATTCGGGGATATGTTCGTCAATCCCAACAGTGGCAACATGCCACAAAATAGGGTCGGGAACGGCCTTGAAAACCTCCGGATGGCATTGTGATGCCACCAGATATTCTTTAGCCAAACCCAGATATTTCGGCATGAACTCCTGCGCGTCCAGCAATACCTGATAATCAGGAATAATGCCGTTCTTGTTCAGGAAAGCACACACGCCATTGAGGGCAAAAACCTTCTGCCCAATATTTTTCCTGTCTCGGATAGCGCCAATCTTACCCCGCACAGATGGACCGCCGCCAACAAGAACAGCGTGCCCATCATGTGCAGGTAAAGATTTGACCCAGTTGCCACAGTATTCCGAGTTCTCGCGCACATGCGCGAAAAGCACCTCGTCATGGACTGCACAACTAACGTCAATTTCCATCAGGTCGTACGGCCTTCCAGATGCGGCTGATTGATCACGATGACCGCTGTAGTCGCGGAAGAAGCTGCCGTGGCAGCCGCCGTGAAGCGGGCACCAAGGATTTCCTTGCCGTTACCAGAGGATGAAGTCGTAGCAATCTTGCCCGTCGAGTACACGCCAACCGCAACATTCGGCTGAATGTTATGATTGGTGGACTTGAGGACAACGGCGGACCCGGCGATCTGATACCATCCATAGTTGACGGCCAGACAGGCAGACATTGCCACCGCAACCGGGCGAGCCAAATTGGCCGTCGAGGGGCAGAGCGTGGTCTGATAGGTGGTGGCATCCCAGATAACCAGCGAGCCAACTGCCGTTCCGGCAACACCCAGAAGGCAGATAAACTCACCTGTACCATAGGTGGGGTCGGTGCCCTGAATTGTCATACCGAGAGAGGCAGGAGGGGTAGGGATAGCAAGAGCCGTTCCGTTGGCGGTAGTAAAGCCAGCGTCGGTATTGGCAACCGGAGTATAACCAGCCACCCCAGCGAATTGAACTGTGTAGGTCATTGGTTTTCTCCTTAGGCCGAAAGCACGCCCTGGAACTGAACTCCAGAGCTGGTGAGGTTACCGGCCCAACCAATCAGCTTAACAATAGCGTCTTGGTTGACTGCCTGCCGTTCGCCGCCAATCGGCACAAAATTACGGTCCGCATGGGGCCGGAAGAAGATGTACTTCGTATTCAGGAAGAACATCGTATTCGCGGTCTGGTCCGAACCGATACCACCGTCCAAGATGACATCGGATGCCATGCCTGCACCGAAGTATTTAAGGGAGGAGAAACCGATACCGGCCATCTCATCCCCATCCGAGGCGACACGCTGGATGGACTGAAGCGACTGCAAATAGAACTTGTAGTAGTTATTATCCGCAGTAATCAGGTCCGGCTTGTCGGTGCCACGAATAAGCTGCACAGCAACCGAGTCCATATAAGCCTGGATGTTGGAAGCAGAAACAGCCGCACCGCCATTGGTGACGCCAGAATAAGCCACGTTGTTCCAGAAGGTCCAAGTGGCGCGATTGATGCCGCCATAAGTACCGCTGGTCGGGGTGGTAGAAACCGCAGCGGCCAAGCCGGTGAGGTTCTTACCCGCATTACCCGTACCATCCAGATACAAGTCGCCCGCGATACGGTTAGCCAACTGAGCTTCCGCCACATTCATACGACCATCAAGAAGGTCAATGATGGCCTCCTTGCCGCTATTCTGGATCATTTCCAAGCCGGAAATGGAGATAGCGGAAGCGTACTGTGTGATGGAGAACTGAGCCGCGCTGATGGGCGAGTTCTGTGCCACGTTCAACACTTCGTAACCCGCATAGGAGTTCGTGTTGTTCGTGGTCGAGTCGTTGTACATGATTTCTTGCAAAATCACGTTACCGCCGGAGAACGTCTTGACGTTTCCACGGTCCTTCAGACGCCGAAGGAGGGCGTTGTTGTTTTGAACGTTGTCGGCCAGCTCACCACTACGGCTTTGAATGTTAGTCGCAATGATGTCGCTGATCGAGCTATTGGCAAAAGCCATCTCAAGCTCCTTTCAGTGATCAAAAACGCTCGTTAATGTTGTCGAGTTGTTCGAGCAACATCGAGCGCCTGTCTTGCGCCTTGGTCGGGGTGCGAACTCCGGGTGTAGAGCTACGAACGCTTACCGCAGCAGCCTTAGCGGCCTTGGCAGCCTTATCAGCCGCCTCCCTCTTAGCCGCTTCAGCCTGGGCTTGTC